TTCCTTTGTATGTCCAAAAATCCACACTCATAATTTACTTTTTATTAAATTAAATACAATGTTCCTTGTTTCTTGAACACCTCTAGCTTTAACAGTATCTGAAATGTCCTTCTCAAATGGTAATATTAAGTAATCAAAACTATATCTCTTTTGATATGCTTTAGAAGCTTCAAGTCCGGGCTCATCATTATCAAATAGTACTATGATCTTACTATACTTATGCATATACTTTTTCATAATACCTTCAGAAATAACAGTGTTCTCACTATCCGGAGCAATTGCTTCAGCATTACCAATACCAAGAGTCTTAAAGGACATGATATCTTTTAAAGACTTAGTAAGAATAAGATACTTAGACTCAAAATTAACCTGCTCAGAACCTTGAATATAATCAGAGACTTTAATAAACTTACTTTTTTTATTTTTAGGTTGATAGATCTTATACAAAGTACCATCTTTTCTAAAATAACCATAAGTATAATTATTCTCAAATCTTAATTCTTTTAGCTCACCATCATTATCTGTTTTACTAAGTATAAAATACTTCAGTGGTTGAACATTATGTTCATTTAATAGTTTAGAACCTATTTTATAGCTCATCCAGAAATCCTGATCAAGATTATTCCAGTGTCTTATTTCATAATCAGAAACTTCATATCTGCTTTCGGCCACATACTCTCTGGGAGTAATGTCATGCCTAGAAATGTATTCTGAATAGTCATCCATTATCTTTCTTACAGCAATACCTCTAGATTCTAGATTATAATAGTGTAACACAAAATCAATTGTATCACCAGATTTACCAGTAGAGAAATCCTTAAACCTATACTTACCCATTTTATCTGAATATATACAAAAGGAAGGTGTCTTCTCTGCAGAAAATACTGATTTAATTTTAACATCTTGTCCAGTAAGTTTTTCTGGAAGATTAAGATAGAATTCAAAAGGCCATTCTGTAGGAACTTGATTCAAATCATATATAATTGCTTTAGTAGAAATCATAACAATTTATTTTAGAATAAAAAAGGGAGCACTGAGACTCCCTTTCTCAAAAGTTAATTACTTTTAATCTAAGCTGAAGTCAGCAGCATTCTTACTTGGTATAGCTAAATCAGCATCTTCACCAAATTCTTTTTTCTCAGTTACTTCAAGCTTTTTAAGGTGTTTAGTCTCATTATACTCAACAACTTTACCACTTTCAATAGTACCGTAAGAGTATTTGTTACCTTCACCTTTTGGTAAAAATAAATCATAGTTAGTATAACCAGTTTTACCCATATATTCTTTACCAGCTACACACCAGTTAAGATATGTATCTTTAATTGGAGCATTTGCACTAAAGTTTTTAACAAACTCTTCAATAGTATCATATTTATTATCTTGAGCAATAAACCATTCATCAATACCATATGTATGTGCTAAGTTCTTTAAGAAAATCATAATTGATCTATCTCTTTGAATCTTAATACCAGATTTTGTTTCACCATCAGCAAATGCATATTGACTAGCTTTTAATCTACCAATTTGACCTGCATAATGACCTTTACTTTCATCATCTTTGTCAATCAAAAACCCTTCAAAATCATCAATAGCTGGGGTTTCTACATTCAACATTAAGTGATATGCACCTTCAATAAATGAAAAATCTTCTAAGTGAATAGAGTTAATTTTTAAAACTTGATTACCTGGTGTAATTGTTTTTGGCACCCCTGTGCCTTTTCCTAAATCAGTTGTACTTAAAGCCATCTTTTTTTTCTTTTTTAATTATTAAACTTACTTTTTTATTTTACATATACTTCATCCCAAGAAACTTTTAATGTTCCATCAGTAGAATCAGCAATTACTATTTCTTTGTTTCTCAAGTGATCGGGTCTTGCACCACATGTTACTTCATCATTTGTTTTAAAACTCAACATAGTTTTAGTACCCTTACGGTACATATAACCAATAGCATCTGCATTAGCACAAACTAAAGACTTTATTTTACCTGTCAAATCTATATTAGCAGCCATAACCATTTCACCTTTATCATCAACTTGTTTGTCTTTGATGTGACCAGATAAGATTACATACTCAGCCAATGTATCCACAAAATCCAATACTTGGAAAAAAGCTTGGCGAATATACAAATAACCTGCACCATTTGGTAAAGTTGTTATATTATCTCCATCATAATTTTTACCCATTGATGTTTGACGGTAAAGTTTTATTGCAAGTGGATGAATCATTTCTTCCAATGCTGTTACAGTATCTATAGTAATATAAGTATAAGGCTTATCAGCTTCTCTAATAGCTTTACCTGTATCCAATAACTCTTGTAAACTAGTAATAGGAATTTTTAATGCTTCAATAAAATCTGCACCATGTTCTAAATCTAAGATTAAATTATTCTCAAGACCAGCATAACAAGTAGTTTTACCTGTTTTTGGTTTTGAATAAATAACCAATCTTTTAGGATTAGCTCTCTGAGCCTTTACCTTTGTAGTTGGAAGTACTATACTCATTACTTACTAATTAAATCATTTAACCATTGCTTGTTACTTACAGGTTTTTTCCACATAATTGCAGCAAAATCTTGAATTGTCATTTCACTCATCAAAGGATCTTTGTGTGTTATAGCAAAACTTTCTTCTGGTGTAGCAGGTCTTGTTGTTAAACCTTGTGTGAAATCTGGAAAATCATTGTTGTTAACTAAAGAATTCTGAAGTCTTGGTAGATCAATATCAAAATCACCAGCCTTTTTCTTGTCTTCAATCTCAGCAAGTCTTTTCTCAAATAAACCATAGCTAAGTGTAGATCCGTCAGGATTAACAGCTACTAATTCTTGTAATGGAACTGTGAATAAAGAATAGTCAGCACCTGTAGAAGATGTACCACTTTTCTTATCATACTCTTCTGAGTAGAAAGGATTATACCTATATCTAAACAATTGTCTGTTTTCATAGAATGGTTTTACATCTACAACTGTACCAGAGTTATCAGTTACATTGTCATAAAACTCAATGTACAAATCTTCACCTTTATTTAATTCAGATTCAAAAAATTGAACTTGTCTACCATACTTACCTTTTTGAAAAAAGGCTGTTTTAATCAAGAATGCAGGATCAGACTCTCCTATCTTCTTAAAAGTTTCTATGTGATTTACATAGAATTCTTTCTCTCTTGTTTTTCTTACTGTTGTTACGCTCATATTGTTGTAATTTTTGGTTTAATTGCTGTTGGTGGTGTTGGTACTTCTACAATCCTCATTGTAGTCCGATCAAGTTTAAAGAAGCTTATTCTAGTAGTACCATTCCTTGATTTAAGGAAATGAAACACTAAGATATCTTCATCCTGAATAATAAATTTCTCAGGACCGTACAACCTAATTTTTCTTACAGAAGGCTTATTAATACCCATAACCACATCAGCATGTTGTAGCAAAGCATCAGACCCGTAAATATCAGAATCTAACACATAATTTCCATAAACACCTTCTTCCTGTCTTTTAGGATCATCTATGTTTCTGTTAAGTTGACTTAATACAATAAATGCTATAGGATATTTCTTTTTCATCATTGTGAGAGCCTCACCTAAGCTTCCTAGCATATCAAATTTGTCTTTCTGTCCTTTACCAACTTTAAATAAAGCTGAGTGATCTATAGCAACTAGCATGTTATTAAAAGTACCATCATCATTTTTGTACTTATCCATTTCATAGTGTATAGTAGCACACATCTCATCTACTGTACAAGCATCATAGACAACATTAATCCTGTCCATTGCTTGCATTCCTTGGTAATACCTAACACATTCATCATAGATTCTCTTATCTACAAGTTTCCCATCTTTACTCATTAATGTGTTGTAATCAGCACTTGTAATCAGACTCAGTTTTCTTACACCGCTAGTTTCATCTACCATCTCCATCTGAAACTTTAAAACTCTAAAATATTGGTCACTGTTATTAGCAATAATATCACTAATCAACTGCTCCATAAATAAAGTTTTACCAGTTCCAGGTCTGGCACCAACCACGGTAATTGTTCTCCATTCAAGACCATCACAGAAAGCATCATTAAATTTAGGCCAAGCACTCTTTAGGGATTTTAATGTACCCTGTCGCCTAGCTCTAATTTTATAGAGTGCTTTTTCTACGGACTGCCTTTCACTAACAGGTAGCAAAGGTCTTGCACCATTAAATAAATTTGACATATGTGGATTTTAAAAATTGATCACACTATGTTGTCCCTAAAATAAGTAGGAACTTCATCTGCACCAGATACTACTAGTTCACAATATGTAGCCAGATCTGACTCAAAGGATTTATCCAAGTTTTGTTTGCGGATAAAATATTGTGAATTTCTCATGTATTCATACCTTTTTAATTCATATTCAGACACGTATTTTTCAGTTGCATTTAAAATTGTTTCCCAGCTATAATCATAAGTTTCAAAAAACCATTTAAAAGCTCCTTCTAGATTTTTAACATTTACTCTAGCAGGTTTGCCAGAGTTAAGTTTTTTATTAGGAAATATTTCTAAGTAGTTTAACATCATTGTTATGTAATCTTCTCCCATAAGTGCACTAACGGTTTTTTTCTTAGTTTTTTTAAAGAAACTGTTGATTTCTTCTGTAAATATAAGACTTTTTGCAGTTAATACCAAATCATCTGTAAGCCAATCACCAGCTTTTAGTCTGCTGATTTCCAACTCTTTATTGACAAATTTGTTTGGTATAACTTTTTCTTTTAGACAATGCAACATGTAATATGTATTAGGCATTAAGTCTTCTTTAATCAGTCTATTAAATATCTCCACCATCACCAAAGAATTAAGTATTTATAATTTTCAAGCACTACTTTTTGTGTTGTAACAAATACATCTTTTGAATCCCATTTATTAGATTTATTATAAACAGCAGATGCAGGATGAGGACAAAATAATTTATAACAATTGTCATTAACACTATCTGCCCAAGTACTTGCTTGTTTTCCCATGTAAATATACACCAATCCATTATTATAATTTGATAGATAATCAAAAAGATAATTTAACATTGGTTTCCATATGTCGTAGTGTTTACCAATTTTACCTATTTCAGTTGTAAGAGCTGTATTAAGCATAAGTACACCTTGTCTAGACCATCTGGTTAAATCAGGATTATTACTGACACAATCTCCTTTATAAACACTTCTGTTTACCTCATCTAACATAAATTTTAAACTTGGTTGTAACCTCATTGTTTTGCTACAACTGAAAGCAATACCATCTGCTACATTGATAGTTGGATAAGGATCTTGACCTACTATGACCACTTTAAGATCATCATAAGGACATTCTTTGAATGCTCTGAATACATCTCTTAAAGGAGGAGTAAATCTTCTATCTAATAAACTTTCATTAGCCAGTGACTGTATTATATTTTTAAAATCAGAACTAT